CAGCAGTATCACACTCTGGGTGTAATGCCATGTTACGATATTTTCTAATGATGTCGAATTCTGTTCTGAATACTCCTTCAATATCTACATACTGACCGTAAAATCCTGAACTAAGATAATAGTCAGCACCATCCTCATTGTTTGGGGGGACGGGACTGACTACACCTTTCGACTTCTTTTCTTCATCGTCTATTGAGAATCCAAAAAGTTTTGCCATTATTATATTAGACTTATAGTAATCCTATTTATTATACCACAGATGGAGCACCTTGTCCATCAGCACCCCTATACGCTTCCCAGTACTGAACTTGAAGTGTAACTTGGAACTCTTCGATACCCTCTGTATCATAATTGAGTTCGATTGGTGAAACCTGACTTGGCCAACAACCTTGCATGTAATATCTTCTAAGAACTGGAAGTTTTGAATCACTATCGACTGCTTTACCTTCAGTAAACTTCGCTCTTCCAAGTTGGTTTACAATCCAGTTTACCTGATAGTCGCTAGGGTTAATAGTTCCTGATCCGTCAGATACTTTAGTAATAAAGTTTGCCCACTTCTCAAATGCCTCACGAAGTTTGAAATCACCGTCATTGATGACTGTAATTGTCCATGGGTCAAATCTTCTATCTCCGGCAACTTTGAGTTGTCTACCTCTGAAAGGAACTACGACTTCTGCGATATTTGATGCAGGAAGTTGTGCTCCCTTGATCATCATTCTAAAAGTTGTATCACCTATCTCAGGAAAGATATCTTCTGTAGGAAATGCCATCTCAACCTCAAAAAGATTGGGACGAGCACCACCTTGAATCAATCTTGCCTTGAAATCATCAATTGTTCTAGTATTGTTGGGTACTGAAAAAATGTTCTTATCCATTTGTTATACCTCCTAAACTGTGCCTACAACTTCACTGAAGGAAACTCCAGTTCTTGTTGCGACGAATGTTAGTCCTATGAAGTTAATCGACCTTGCTGGCTTCAGGAATATGTCTGCCACAAACTCATTGCGGTCAATAACATCTGGTGTGTTGTTTGTTTCATCACAAACAAGTAAGAAGTCTGTGACTCCTCGTTTAGTTTGAACATCTCTTAGAAATGGTTCAACAATGTTGACAAAGTTTGATCTTGTGCCTGCATCGTTAAGTTCAAAGAGTTGAGCATTTGCTGCTGCTTCAATCGCTTTTTCTACTGTGATGAATAATCTTCTGACGTTGATGCGATCAAATGCACTGCTAAATGCAAGTGCAGTCTTATCACCAAAGAGAGTAATTCCAGATCCGGGTAATGAGACAACTGGGTTGATTCTTTGTGAATACAACTGATCTCTATCTTCTTGTCCGGGATTGTATGATAGTTTCACTGCATGTGCAAGTGAACCTCTTGATGTTCCTGCAGGTGAGAACCATGGGAATTGATTAACATCTGTTCTAACACAAAGTCCTGCGATGTCATTTGAAAGTGGCATGTAATTGAACTTCTTGTTAAATCTATCATAGAAGTATTGATATCCACTATCGAATACAGCGTATGATGATGATGCTAATGGTGCGAAGAATGAGAGAACATTTGCTAATTGATTCCCTGACGAACTTACATTTACAACTGAATCGCGATTAGGTGAGATAAAAGCAACACAATCTTTTCTTGATTCACAGATTGATATAAGTTTTTGTGCTTTTGCTTGCTCTTCCGATACTGACTTAGATGCACCACCTTGTAGTAAAAATCTGATATCAGAATTTACTTTGTCTGACAATTTATCATAAGCATTAAGCACATCACCTAGATCAGCGTCATATACTCCAATGTGTCCATTGTAGTCTTTACCACCTTTTAATGTGTAACTCTTATTACCTATAAAGTTGAACTTGATGTCTTTAGCATCTTGTCCCCAAGCACCTTCTCCTGCTGAGAGAGGTGTGACTCCACTACCGAATCCACTTGCAAGTGGTTGTGTGTTATGGAAACTATCTGCAGCATTTACAGGAGATAAACCGGCAAAAATGTACTCAGACTTATTAGCAATGACGTTTTTGTAATATATGTCTTTGTTAGGAGATTCTTCAGCGTCTTGTGCCTTTGATAAATTGCTAAATTTTTCTAGTAATGATCCTGTGTTTCCTGTAACAGTGCCATCAGAATCAATAACAACGATGTTAATTGCATCATTGCTTCCATTTCTCTCCGAGACATATGAGTTTGTCTTTGGTTTTGGTAATACTGATCTCCACTTGATTGTGATAGGATCAGTTCCACCATCTGCTCTTCCAGTAGTGATGTTCTGCTGATTGTACCAATCTGATAGTACTGGTGATCCGGTAAGTTTCCATGGATCACTTACTGCTACTGATGAGATACCAATCGTAGTATGTTGACCGTCAGATCCTGTCTTGAACTCTAGTTGTGAGTTTTGTTGATATGTTGTTGCAGTTTCGACTCCTGCAATAACTGTTGATACAACCTTGACGTCAATGAAACTATTACCTACGCCAGTTATAATACCCTTCAGGTAATCATGAACTCCGGGTGATCCGGTTGTTCCTATACCAATGTTTACACCACTCAATGCTTGAGTTACAGCATAACCCACAGCAACAGGTTTAGTAGTATAAGAAGTTGTTCCTGTACCAACTACTGTTGTTAGAATACCAGAAATCCTTTGGTCTGCTGCGTTATCAATAACACATACCTTTAGGTTTTCTCCCCATGATCCGGGGTTCTTTGCTGCCCAATAGAAATTGGTCGAATTGATTTCATTATTATTATAATCATCGTAGTTTTCGATGATTAAAGTTGTGGTCGATGCTATTCCAACTCCTGCGTTGGCATTAACCATTTGTGATCCTGCAGCATTTCCACCACCGGCACGAACAACATCTAGTTGTCCTCCATAAGATAAAAAATTAGATGCAGCATACCAAGTTTCATAGTGATAGTCAGTTAGACCTACACCGGGACCTCCAAACTTGTCTATAAGTTCTTTTTCATTATTGATCCTGCAAATTTCATTTACAGGTCCTTTTTTGAATGGTCCGGCAATACCGGCAGCAACGTTAATGCTTGCATTTACGCCACCTCTGGTAAGGTCAACTTCTCTTACACTGATACCCGGAGATGATAGTCTGAGTGCCATGTAAAGTTCCTGTGATTCCCTACTGTTTGATATTAATATTTAGAAAAAAACACGCTTACAGAGGGGAAACAATGCATGAACCCTACCAATCTGGATATAATTCAGGTTTATTTTTTCTCCTCTTTGACTTGACTCTTATCTTTGTACACTCTTTACACTCATAAGAATATGCAGAAGGTGTGGTTCTGTTATTTCTTGTTCTATAAAACTCACTCAATAAATCTTTAGTGATACCACAGGTTCTACATCTTCTTTCAGCAAATACTAGATGATCTAGTGAAAAGGTATCTTCAAATTCCATTCCTATTGTCGTATGTCATAATCCACCAAATAACAATACCAACACATACACAAAGTATGAACACCATCCATATGACTGACCAGACTATCATTATACAGTACCGTAATCGCTAACCCATTCCCTTGTTCCCGCATAATTATTTCTATCTGTTGGTTGATACTTAGACATCTCACCCTCCCATCTTGTAGATTTTATAAAACTCAAAGACACTCCTGCATCTGAGGCAAGTTTTTTTGCCTCCTCCATATCATTCTCATTATATTTGAAAATGATATATTTCCATACAACTTGACATCCTAATTTTTTAGCCATCTTCATTATTTCAAATAATTTTTCACCATCCTGATTAATTCTATACTTGTGACTATCTTTTGGTAATCCGTCGATTGCAAATTCCCATAAAACGTTTTTATTTATTGTTAGTAAAAATAGTCTCCTAAACCACGCTAATGATCTATGAGTTGCTGCTACTGATAAAACTACTCTCTTGGATTTTTTTACACACATCTTTACAAGTGAATATAAATGAGGATGTGTGGTTGGATCAGAAAGAACGCCAACAAAAAAAATTTCGTCAAAGTGATCTATGATTTTTTGAATATCTTCGATACTAATATCTTTTCCCGGCACTGGTTTATTATGTGCACCAAAATAATTTTGCCTATGACATGCCGGACATTTTAATGGGCAGCGAGATGTTGTCTCAATCTCAATTTTTCTCAAAGAATCAGATATCATTATTAATCAGGGTCCTAGTTTTTCCGAACCCTTTTTTGCAGTGATCCCTACAAACCTTGGGTGGGTCTGTAAGTAATTTATCATAAAATTCTTTCCACTCATCAGTCTCAAGTAATTCTTGAATAGAATCAAGTTCTGATACTTTTTTTACAAGTAGTTTCATAATTCTTTCGTCATTAACCTCTGGTCGTAAACTTTTTTCACAATAGCAACATGGAAGCATGTACCCTGTTGCAGAATAAAACATTGGAATACGACCATCTAAACATTTTGGATCAATCATTTGTAATCCCACATATAAGAACGATCACCATACTCATCAACTTTCCATACATCTCCTGATGAGTCAACAATTTCATTTTCTTCATCATTCAACCCATCTGTCATAAATCCAAAAGGTGCCATGTCTTGTTCTATTTGATTTTTTTGTTCTTCATAGATTCTTTTTCTGACATCATTGTCAGTCATCTCTTTGAAGTATTCCTGTGCCACCAACCATGCAAAGATTACTAGACACATAGCAAGGTCATCATTACAACCTTCTTCTGCTTCAAAAGATTGTCTCTTTTGTACGAACGTGGTCAACTCTGATATTATATCATAATCTAAGATTTGTAGTTTGTCTTCTTCTATCAATGTCTTCAGGTTACTACAACCTACCTTCTTTACAGTAACACTCATCTTTACACCCAGTTGAGTTTTCTTACCACTAAATCCTGTGCCTACTATCTGACCAGATCTACCTCTCATAGCACACATTAATACATTCTCATACTCTAAGTCATATTGTAATATACTTGCAACCTGATCACCAATATCATTTACTTCACATAATACAAATGCTTCATTGTATGCAAGTGCCACATCCATTATTACAGATGGAAAAAGCATGGGTTTGATTTCATTATCCCTATACTTAGCAACCACTCTATATGGAAACTCTGTAATATCAAATACCACAAAAGCACTGTAGTCCTTTGAGATACCTCTTGCCACGTCCACAGTTAGAATGTAATCTCTGCCTTTGACAGGAGTCTCATATACCATCAAATGCCCGTTTGTTTGAACTGGATCATTATATGCCATCGCTTTGAGTTTGGATGGTGCGATCAATGTATCAACAGATCCTAAGAACTCACACTCAAACTCAACTTTGAACTGTGCTTCAGATGTGTTTGCTATTGTTTGCTTTTTCCACTTTGCATCTCTGCCCGGAACTTCTGACCAGTGAACCTCAGTGGGTACATATTCATTTTTACCTCTCTCCGCATCATGCCACATACGGTAGAAGTGATTCATACCTTTAGGAGTAGATACAATTATAATTTTTGTTGATTTACCAGATGATATTGTAGGATATACTGAACTAAAAAAGTCGTCTGCAATATGA